ATGCACAATTGTTAGAGGCACGCAGATTCAATGTTGAAGACATTGCTCGACTCTTCCGCGTTCCTGTTTCACTTCTCGGTCATCCTGTATCAGGCGCGATGTCATTCGCTTCTGTTGAAGCGCAGAACCTTTCCTTTGTTCAGCACTCACTACGCCCACTCCTTGAAAGATTAGAGCAGAGCCTTTCGGCTTTGTTGCCTGAATCAGATGGCTTCATCAAGTTCAACCTTGACGCTCTGCTTCGTGGCACAACTCTTGAACGATATGAGGCCTACACAAAAGGACTTCGTGAAGGTTTCTTGAGCTTGAACGATGTTCGCTCTGTGGAAGATTTAGCACCTATCGGAGAAGCAGGCGACCAATTCCGCGTTCCATTGCAGAACATTGACGCCGCCGACGCCAAGGATGTCGGCTTGAATCTCCGCGCCGATATTGTGAGCAAGTTAGTTCAAGTCGGTTTTGATCCTGAAGAAGTCTTGAAGGCGGTTGAGATGGTGCCTATCGCACACACAGGCGTTCCAAGTTCACAACTACAACCGATTTCACAAATTGATCCAACTGATCCTTCTGCCGCTTACGATGTCCGCGATGCTCGCAACAACGCAACGACAATCAATGTGCCAGAACCTGTGGTCAATGTTGCAGCTCCAAATGTCAACATTGAACCTGCGATGGTAATGCTTGAGTCTCCTGAAGTTCGCGTGGATGCTCCGACTGTCAATGTTGAAGCGCCAAAGGTAGAAGTCACAAATCAAATTGACCGACGCAAGGTGCGCAAGAAAGTTATTCGTGACGAAGTTGGTCGCATCGCAGAAGTTATTGAAGAGTTCATTGAGGGAGACGAATAATGGCAACAGGATTGAGCGCCTATTTAGCAAACAAATTCCTTGATGCGGTTGGCAATGGCACCGCCTATTCCGCCGCCAATGTCTATATCAAACTCCACACGGGCGATCCAGGGGCGAATGGAACGGCCAATGCCGCAACTGAAACAACTCGCAAAGAAGTCACTTTTGCTTCTGCTTCAGCAGGTGCAATCGCTAGTGATGCCGCAGTTACATGGACAAACATTGCCGGTTCGGAAGACGCTACTTTTTTCACTGCTTGGGATAACCTTAGCGCTGGCAACTTCCTATTTAGTGGCAGTATTACAGGCAACGCTTATATTGCAGGTGATACTTACACTATTCCAAGCGGGTCTTTGACTGCATCATTGACAGTCGCTTCTTAGAATGACATCGCAATTCCTTCTTGATTCAGGCGTTCTTAACACAGACCTTCTCGGGCCTGTTGTCATTGTTGAAGCAACTGCAACTCTTGGCGGTTTAGCACCAAGCGCAACTTCCCTTGTCACTGTTGAAGTAACTGCAAGCGCAACACTTGGAACAATCGTAGCAACTGCAAGAGCTGCTGAGACTATCTCGGCAACTGCGGTGGCAACTCTCGGCGCACTTGAGGCAACTGCTAACACGCAACCTGTCACACCGACAGAAGCAGTTAGTGGTGGTGGATCAAACTTTGTTCAACCTTACTTCCCGCCAAAACCTGAGAAGCAAGTTGTTGAAGTTTCAACGATAATTGCAGGCGCCCAAAGCGCATTGGGAAGTGTCAACGCAGAAGCGATGGCGCAGATTACCTTCTCAATACTTGAAGACGATGCAGAAGTTCTGCTTCTAATCTAGGAGAAGCGATGCCATATTACATTTCAGACAAGCAAAGCGATTGCCAAGGATGGGCAACCGTCAAGGAAGAATCTGACGGCTCTTATACCACCATTGGGTGTCACTCATCAAAACAAGATGCGATTGACCAAATGGTCGCGGTGAGTATTTCTGAAGATATGGAACCAGGTGGAGAAGTTCGTCAAGTAGATTTGAGCGTTCCACAATTTATCCGCGACAACGCAGCACGCGGTTTGAAATATGTTGCAGATGGATTTGGGGGCGATGGTCTAACTGACACCGCCAAACGCGAAGCACGCGAAATGGCAGCAGGTCGGATCACCGAAAACAAAGTTCGCAAAATGGCACCTTGGTTTGCGCGTCACAAAGTTGACGGCCAAGCGCCAAAGAACAAAGACTCATCGCATCCACAATATCCAGGCGCAGGACTTGTTGCTTGGTTGATTTGGGGCGGAGATTCTAACTTCAGTGACAGAGCGCAAAATTGGGCGCAACGCAAAATTGATGCCCTCAATGCCGAAGCCGATTCAAGGAGCAAAATGGCAAAGAAAATTGAACGCCGCACCTTCAATGTGCGCGATGTAGAAGCACGAGCCGACGGCGACGGAATGCGCCTGTCTGGTTATGCGGCAGTCTTTAATGACTCAAGCGTTCCGCTACCATTCAAAGAGAGCATTGCACCAGGAGCATTTCGCAAGACCTTGAGTGAAACACCCGATGTTCGCCTGCTCATCAATCATGAAGGTTTGCCACTAGCTCGCACTAAGAATGGCACTTTGAAATTAGAAGAAGATGAGCGCGGTCTGCGCTTTGATGCCGACCTTGCAGACACACAAGAAGGTCGTGATATTTACGAACTAGTCAAGCGCGGTGATGTGGATCAGATGTCCTTTGCTTTCCGTGTCATTCGACAGAAATGGAATGACGACAGAAGCCGTCGAGTCTTGACAGAAGTTTCTCTTGCAGATGGCGATGTCTCAGTTGTCACCTATCCTGCTTATCCAACAACAACAGTTGAAGCACGCGAGCATTTGAAGGAAGCAATTTCAGCGATAAAAGAAGGCCGTGAAGTAACCGGTGAATCTCTTATCGTGGTTCAAGCAATTCTTGACAAGATAGACGAATCCTATGAATACCTTGGCGAAGGCAAGTCAATGCTTGAGACTTTGCTTGGCGCTGAACCTGAAATGGAAGAAGAAGCACGCGAAAATGTAGGCGACTTCGTTGAATGGGATTCATCAGGCGGAACTGCCCGTGGTCGCATTGAACATATTATGGAAGAAGGCGTGCTTGGCATTCCGGGCACAGAGTTTTCTATTACTGCCGAAGAAGGCGACCCTGCCGTTCTTATTCGCGTTTATGAAGAGTTTAGAGACGGGTGGCGACCAACAGAAACGCTCGTCGGTCATAAGATGAGCGAACTTCGCTACATTGATCCGCTTCCTGAACCAAAGGAAGAAGAAGGTCGCAAGATTTCTTTGCGCCTAGCAAAAGCAATTATTAACTCAACAAAATAGATTTCTGTTCATCAGAACAGATTGAAGTCGGAGCCTATCTCGCACCCCACAAGCGCCGCGAGCATTCTTGGCCACCACCTCTACAACCAAACTCACAAGGAGCAAAACTCAATGTCATATCTTGACAAAGTAGTCGAGCGCCGTGATGCAGTGAAGGCAGAAATGGATGCAGTTCTTGAGGCAGTAGCCGCAGAGAACCGCACCGATTTGACCGCAGAGGAAACCGCAAAGGTTGATGCTCTCGTCGCTGAATCCCGTTCTCTTGACGAAAAAATTGAAAAGCTCTCTGCACAAGTAGCAGCCGATAAGAAGGCCGCAGAAGCTCGTGCAGCAGTAGCAGAAATCGCAACACCAAAGGTCGGCGGCTTCAAGGTAACTTCTGAAGCACGCACCTACACTCCTGATTCAGGAAACTCATTCTTCAAAGATGCTTACAATGCACAGTTCAAGTCTGACTACGCAGCGCAAGAGCGTCTTGTTCGCCACCAGCGCGAAGAAGAAGTTGAGCGCCGCGATGTCGGAACTGCTCAATTTGATGGTCTTGTAATTCCACAATATCTCGTTGATCTCGCAGCTCCATTGGCTCGCGCAGGTCGCCCATTTGCGGACTTTGCAACCAACAAGATGACACTTCCACCAAGTGGAATGACTCTAAATATCTCCCGCATGACAACAGGTTCGTCAACTGCCGTTCAGGTAACACAGAATGATGCAGTAAGCGAAACTGATGTTGACGACACACTATTGACAATCAATGTTCGCACCATTGCCGGTCAACAGGATATTTCTCGTCAGGCTATTGAGCGCGGAACCGGCATTGACGCATTCGTCGCTGCTGACCTCATCAAGTCGTGGCACACAACACTTGATTCACAACTTCTCAATGGATCAGGAAGCGCAGGACAAATCGCAGGTCTTCGTGGAGCAGGCGGAAACGCAATCACCTTCACATCAACTGCACCAACTGTCGGACTCCTTTATCCAAAGTTGGCAGATGCGATTCAGCAGATTCAGACAAACGCATTCGTCAACCCAACTCACTTTGTGATGCACCCACGCCGCTTGGCGTTCTTGCTCGCAGCAGTTGATTCCTCAAACCGCCCACTCGTTGTTCCTGCCGCTAACGGCCCATTCAACGCAGCAGGTGTCGGTGCAGGAGCTTCTTCATACGGCAACTCTGGTTATCAGATGATGGGTCTTCCAATCATTACTGATGCAAACATCGGAACTACCTATGGAACAACCACAAACCAAGATGAAATCTATGTTGTCACCGCAGGCGAAAACCACCTATGGGAGCAACCAGGATCACCATTCACACTTCGCTACGATGCAACCGGCGCAGGCAACCTAACCCTCAAGACTGTTGTTTATGGTTATGCTGCTTACACCGCAGGTCGCTATCCATTGGCTAACTCCATTATCAGTGGAAGTGGTTTGGCAGCACCAACCTTCTAGTTTGAACTAGAAGTCAAGATTGTGCAGAGGCGGGCAAGGCCCCCCGACTTGTTCGTCTCTGCACTTCCTAACAGTTCGGGGGAACTATGAAAACAGGTCACAAAGTTTCAATCGGGTCTTGCGATCCTGGAATGGTCAACGGTGGATTTGCTTATCACCTGATTCAACTAGCTTCAGCACGCTCAAGCAGACTCGGCCCATTTGTTCGCATCAAGGGTTCAGGATTACTTTCCAAGCAGCGCAATCGAGTTGTCAAACAATTCTTAGAAATGACTGACTCTGATTGGCTCTTGATGATTGACTCTGATGAGCAATTGGATGTGCGCACATTTGATATGTTGTGCGATACCGCTCACGATAAGGAACGCCCTGTCGTTGCGGGTTTAGTTTTTGCAGGCTTCGGTGTAGTTGGTAAGCCGTATCCAAAGCCTGTGCCAGCGATATTTCAAGATTCGCCCAATGGCTTTTTGCCACTTTACAAATACGACAAGAACTCAGTCTTTGAAATTGACGCCGCAGGCACAGGATGTCTGATGGTTCACCGAAGCGTTCTTGAAGCAATACGAGATGCCGCCGATCCAAATCAAGGCAAGGATTGGTGCTGGTTTTGGGATGGCCCTGTCAAAGGTGAATGGATTGGCGAAGATTTACTTTTCTGTCGTCGTATCAAATCTCTTGGCTTCCCAATTTATGTCAACACAGGTGCGATTCTGCCTCACTCAAAATCATATTGGCTAAAAGAGGAACATCACGATTCATGGCGCGACTAAAGCGCAAGGAAACCGCAACCGCAGAGCCGAAACTTGAAAGAGCGACTCCGCCAAAGGTAAGGAAGAGGAAATCTAGTGGCAATCACGAACGGATACGCAACGCTCGCAGAGCTGAAGTCATCACTAGCGATAACCGACACCAGCGATGACGCTTTGCTTGAACTTTCCATCACTGCCACAAGCAGAATGATTGATGATTATTGCGGGCGCTTTTTCTACGCTGACGGAACTGTCGGCACTCCTATCGTTCGCTATTACACCGCGCAAGATCCTTGGAGTTTAGCGGTGGATGATTTTGTCTCCATCTCTGCCATTGCAACTGACGACAACTTCAATCAAACTTGGTCAACTGTCTGGTCAACTTCTGATTTCATGACAGAGCCAATCAATAACCCGCGTCGTGGTTGGCCCTATACAAGGCTTCTTGCCACAGGCGCCTATGTCTGGCCTTATTACTTGCCACAAGCAGTCAAGGTCACAGGCGTTTGGGGATGGTCTGCAATTCCTTCAGAAGTCAACCAAGCCTGTCTCATTCAATCTTCACGGCTTTTTGTTCGCAAGCAATCGCCTTTTGGTATTGCAGGCACTCCTGAACTCGGAACAGTTCGCTTGGCGTCACGACTTGATCCTGATGTTGAGGCTCTCCTTCGCCCCATGAAGCGAAATAACGGGTTGGCAGTATGAACCCAAGCACCGTCAGAGATAGGCTTAAAACGGCTTTGCAGACGATTTCAGGGCTTCGCGCTTATGACTTGATTCCCGATACCGTCGTGCCACCTGCGGCGGTTGTAGGGCAACTAGATTTCACATTCGACATTGACAATGCTCGTGGTTTAGACCAGGCGCAAGTTGATGTCCTTGTGATTGTGCAACGCTTTTCAGAAAGAACAGGTCAAGACAAGTTGGATGCCTACCTTGCAGGGTCGGGCGCTAGCTCTATCAAGGCCGCAATAGAAGCGGATCGCACTTTGTCGGGAGCAGTAAACACCTTGCGAGTGACCGGAGCCGAAGCAGGCACCTATGACTCACAAGGCGTCACATTTCTCTCGTATAGATACAGACTGACGCTGTGGGGATAGGAGACTCATGAGTTACAAAGTCATCTCAGACCGCGTGGTCTGTGGAAAGAAACAAGGTGAGATTCTTACCTTGAAAGAACTAGAAGATGCAGGCACCAACATTGACGCTCTCATTGTCGGCGGCCACATTGAAGCAACACAACCAACAATCAAACCAGCACAAGAAGGAGCCAAAAAATAATGGCACGCATCGTTCTCACGAATGCCTATGTCACTGTCAACTCTGTTGATGTCAGCGACCATGTGGCATCTGTAACCCTCAACTCATCCATTGATGTTGTTGAGACAACCGCGTTCTCTACAACCGCAGCTCGCACCCGTATCGGCGGTCTTGCAGACAACTCAATCACTCTTGAATTTCACCAAGATTATGCTTCAGGTTCTATTGAAGCAACAATCTATCCGCTACTTGGCACCACAACTTCAGTTGTAGTCAAGCCAAATGGCTCAACAACATCGGCAAGCAATCCTGCCTACACATCAACTGTTCTCGTTTCAGAGTGGACACCACTCAACGGCGCAGTTGGCGAATTGGCAACTGCTTCTGTCACTTGGCCTGTAAGCGGCGCAATCACAAAGACGACTGCATAATTTATGGCAAGACTAGTTCTCACTAATGCCTATGTGACATTCGCATCAACCGACTTGTCGGATCACATTGCGAGCGTCTCCTTGAATACCACTTACGACATCGTTGAAACAACGGCGTTTGGGG